TTGTTACACTTGATTTAGAATTCATGTGACCAATAAAGTTCATAAATCCATACTTAAAAGCAAAACCAGCTCCAACGATTAAAAGTAGGGTATAAATTATAAACTTTGTCGTTGATGATTTTATCTTCTCACCTTCTTCAATCTCCATAGATGTATACATTTTAAAAACTCTTTGCAGTTTAGGTATTCTTTTTGTCTTTGTACATTCATCACCGGAATATATTTTATAGGTAAATTTTTTACCAAATGAGTGAGAACGACGAACTGCACGAATTTCATATTCTGCTAAGTTTTGAAATTCCCTGGCTAAACACCTAATGTCCTGGGTAATTAAATAAACATCAGCACCAACGTGTCGTTGCTTTTGGAAAAATTCTAGTACATCAACATCATAGAATTTTCGATGAAAGTACTGACCTGTTTGTGCTTCGTCTATGATATAGATTACATTTCTTCCTCTACAAAAATTTCGTTGAAAGTCAATATGGAAAAACTTTCTAAGCCCACCAGCGGTTTTAATTTCTTCTTCCAGATCCCCGCCAAGTTTCATATTTCTAATATTTGAATATATCATCATTGGAATACGTGTATCTTTTAATGTAAATTCATCAGTTGTATCATTCCATTCAAATTTATCTGTCAATACATGGTGAACTGCATAATAGGTTTTTCCACTACCTATTTTTCCTACAATTGTTCTCATTGCCATAATTAGACCCCTTTAATTTTTTGTTGTAGTGGATTGGTATATTGATAGATATCCTCATCTGTTTGCAGCAGTTCAACATTAACGATCATTATTAGTTCAGTCTCTTTTTTAATCTTTTCCTGTGAACTGAACATTGTTCCGATATAAGGAAGTGATCCAAGAAAAGGAATTTTCTTAGTTCTGAAGGTATCTTCTGTTTGTATCAATCCACCGACAAAGATATTTTCTCCAGCTGTAACATTGAATTCCATATCTATAGTTTTCTGTGTAAATGATGGTGAAGCGATTAAAAGGTTTGAATCAGTTACTATAGATGATAATTCTTGCTTTAATTTTAACCGTACGACGTTGTTTTCTTCTACATGTACTCCAACATCAAGTATTAATCCTACGTCCCTGTAGTCGATCTGAGTGGTTGATACGCCTGTACTGGCTACAGTTGTACCCTTTTGAATAGGTTCTTCTCTACCGATCTTGATAGTGCCGTGTTTTTTGTCCTCAACTATGATTTTTGGCTTACTAATAATCTTCACATTACTAACGATATTAAGGAGCTCTATAATTACATCAGTATTGTTATGTGTTGTAAAATATTTAACTCCACCTTGTAGCAAATCCGTACCTGTAGCAAAATTATCAGGTAACAATGAGGCCAAAACATTCCCACCTTTGTTAACATCTTTTAAAAAGTATTCAACGCCATGTCTTATGGAATCATTGATTTCTACTTCAAGGATTACCATACCGACAATAATTTGCTTTGGACGTTTATCAAAGCGGTCAAGAGTCAAACGGATATTTTTATAATCAGGTTCTTTTGCTTTTATTACAACAAGATTAAGGGAATCATTTATAATAATTTCTGATTCCGTGAACATGCTCTTTATTGTATCCGCAATAGTAGCAACCGGAACATATTGCATTTTATAGGTATATACACTTTTACTTTTATCTTCATCTCCCTGGATATATATTGAATTGTCATTATCGTCTTTATTTATCTGATAAAACAGGTAAGCATTATTCTTTTGAACTACATCATATCCATTTGCATTGAGGATGTTTTTCAACATATTAATGATTTCTGATTCTTTATACTGGCCATGAATGGAGATCATAATAGTTCTGTCAAAATTACCGGATAACACATATCGAGCATGGATTAAATCCATGAAAAAGAGGATTACATTGGATGCTGACAAATCCTTAAAATCAGCATTAACAGTAAAAGCTTTATCTGGGAACTTCTCTCCGGACAAAATTTTAAATTGTTTTTTTTCGTTCTGTAAATCCTTTTTATACTCTGGGAATTCTCTTATTGTGGGTTTCGGTTTTGTAATCGAACAACCACAAATTAAAATTAAGATTACTATTATTAAGGTACGCATTGTTATTACTCCTATAAAACTAAGAAGATAGAGGTGGACAAAAAACAGCCTGTTATTTGTCTGGTTTTAAATCTAAAAGATAAAGACATAGTGGAAATATCCGCCGGTTAAAAAAATCACGCCAAAAAAAATTGAGCTGACTGAACAGATAATTTTCTTTTGTCATGTTTTTTAAACCTCTGTATACATTCAGGTTTAACGGCATAAAAATAGCCGAAAACAAAATGGGTTCAGTGAATTTCGTTTCCGGCTATTTATTAACAGATCAGGGATGGAATTTTATCGTGCTATGATATGCACTTAATGGTTTGTATAGATTCACTGTCACCAATTGGATAATAAAAATCTGTTACTGTGTAGCTCGAATCAATAGAATGATAAATTGCTTTCCATGTATCTTCTACCTTTTCACGACTCCCGATTATTTCCATTGTTACAACACCCATCGCATTTGAAATAATCTTTCTTGCTTCAAAGTTAGAGTTTGACATTATTCACACCTCACTTTCTATATTTTCACAAAAGATACAGCAGCTAAAATATTTAATAAGTCATGAATCAGCAAATAATTTTCTTCTAAGCGGAGTTGCACGAATATGATTCACAACACGCTTGCAGCAAGCATCTTCTAAACTTAATAAAGCGGTACGCATAAGCTCTCTTTTAGGAAAATACCAGTTATCAGATAATGTCCGTGTTTTGAAAGTCTTACTAATAGTTACTTTAATTTCTGTACCATCGGATAATTTAGAAGAAGACAACACCGTCAATTTAACTCCTTGTGATAATAAAGATTGTTCAGTTTTACTTAATTTCATTTTCTATAACCTCACAAAAGGTATCATCCTGATCGCAATACGAAACAGAACAGCAGACATTAAAAGGGAAAAACCTTCAACAAGTTTCAGGTGTATAGCGAACCAAGCTGCAATACCAGAAAACTCAAGTATTAAACTGTTAGGATCGAGACCGTAAGCACCATCAACTTGTGTAATCGTTGAGATTACTGTGTTATAAAACATCCAGAATACGTGCATTAAGACAGCAGGAAATATTGTGACCATCATTACCCATAAGATGACTTTAGTTGCTGTAAATCTAACAGCACTGAAACCGATGCCCGTTATAAAAGCACGTCCTAACCAAGCAATTATAAAACCCATTTTTTATTGAACTCCCAAAGCAACAAATATTGAGCGAATAGTAAAAAGTAATAGTACGAATACACCAAAAATATCAACCATCCATTCAAGTGAGCAGAAATCAATTTCTATATTCTTGCCATAAATTACGCCAGTTAAGGTACATTCTGCATTGGTTAAATTTATGGTTGTACCTGTTGCCAGAGCGATTAATGGATTCGCTGATAGAGATGACATTATCAATTCACCCCAATCAGTTTCACCAACATCACCAACGCCCCCTGGCAAAGTTGTATTATAGAATCCCGGATCAACAGCAGGTAATTGGCCTCCAGTGATAGTTGGATTTGCCGGATCATAACCCGTAATATCGTCTATGCCGTCATTATTAGCATCAACGATGGTTTGAGGCACTGGATCATCATTTGGAACGTCCTCCAGAACTACACATGGCATACAAACACCACCACAATCAACACCGGTTTCATCTTGATTCATAATCCCATCAAAACAGCTATCAGCAACTGAACACACAAGACCGTAATTAGTTGCACAGATACCACCGCAATCAATTCCGGTTTCGTCCTGATTCATAATCCCATCAAAGCAATCAGGTTCTGGTGGGTTCAAATCTTCCGCAAAATCAAATAATTCAACCTGTTCTTCCGCAATTAAGCCAACGTTAGAACCTCCCAGACCTCCCATAATTTCTGCATAATCATAAGCATCTTCAAAGCCATGATCCGCAAAATACGTGTCTTGAAAGTCTCCACTATTACCATTAGAAACAAGCTTGAAAGAATTATTTTTATACATACCATAATCTGCATTAAAGCTTCGTCCGTGTTCATCAACAAAAGCTTGCGTCATTGGAAGGGGTGCATCACTTCTTGATGTTTGAATGATTCTACCGAATGGTGTAGACATTGTTTGGTCCCAATAAATAGGTATAGCAGGAAAAGTACCGGGAATTGGAGTAGTGTAAAAAGTTATACCCGGATTACCATTGAAATCTTCTTGAACGGTCAAAGTAACTGCCCCGGTTAGTGGATCAGTTGAAGCAACTGTGGAACGTTGTTGAGTATGATCAGGTTTAGTTAAATATAAAACTGTACCAATTACAATAGTAGGAATTATATTAACAGCAGCCCATAAAACCCAGGGTGCAATTGCTTCCGCTTTTTTTTGATGTATATGGAAAGTCCCATAAGTAATCGAACAGGAAAAGACTATTATGAGTAAAATCTTTTTAATGATTTTCGTTTTTCTCATTTGATTTATTATTAATTTTCATACTTTCACAATATTCTTCCAACTCTTTTTCATACGTAGAACGTGCTTCTTCATCACCTCTTATAAGAGCGTAACCTACCAAATTTTTCAGACTCCAATATTTCCTATCAATCCAATTCATTATTTAATCCTTTCTAAGTTTGCAGGTCAGCCCCTAGAAAGCCAACCCACAAAATAAAGTTACGAACGATTTGCCAGTTTGATAACTTTCTTCACTGCCCAGATACCAGCAATTGCAGCTACTATGATTCCGGCCAGTACTAACACTTGATCAGTGTCAATCGTTAACAAACTCAGATCAAGTGCAGCAAGTGCATTTGATACAAGACTTATTACCGTTACACCAGCAACTACCACAACTGTCAGAATAGTACCTGCTTTTCTTTTAACAAAAGCACATCCACTCTTCGCCCAACCTTTGATCGTATTTAACAAATTAATCACCCCCTCTCTTTTAGAAAAAGACTCACTAAAATAAATGTAATAAAGTAATTTATATGCGGCATAACCTGCTCCAAGAATTACAGCAATCAATAGAAATAAGAAGAAGTTAAACGGCATATTTCACCATTACATATCCCATAAGCCAACCGGCTGCAATGCCAGCAAGCCCGAATAAAAAATTCTGAGTAAGCAAAGTAATTGCACTCATACTAGTTTGTAAGATTGTTAATCCTGCTGACATGGTAATGTCATTAATACCTGATGTTGAAAGTTGAACCGGGACACTAAGGTCGTTGATGTACATTGTGCTAGTACCAAATTCATTAGCAATAGTCACCCATCCGGAATTGACAGTGTCACTGCTAAATGTCAATTGGCTTAATTCTCCAGCATCAATAACCATAGTGTTTAACTCCGTGTCATAATGTTAAATAACCACCCGCACATCATTGCGAGTATCCCGAATGTCAACTGCATTGTGAAAAAATAATCGAACATCGGAAATCCAGTAATTGCAGGAACGTTGATCTCCCACACTCCACCCCAATCACCAGCAACACCCAAAAATAAATTCAT